TGTTCCAACTTGTCCCGTCGCAACTAAATCATTCTCTTCTATTAATCCCGGTATTGTTCTAAATCCTACAGGACTAAACCCGTATTGCACTGCTCTTTGTGCATCCAAACCTGTGTCAGGTCTAGGGTTTTGTAACGCTTGTGGGTCTGGGCCTATTCTTGGAGGAAACAACTGAGGATGCTTGGCTTCAAACTCGTCAGGTCCAACCAAAAGACCATTCCACTCACGCTTCATGTCCCTTAGTCTATATCGAAAACCAGACCTATCTGATATTCCATATGCTTTTTTGCCCGACGCAAAAGTCATTATACCCTCAAATATTGAATACTAGGCTGTAGTTTGAGAGGAGTTCTTGCCTCATCTTCATCCGCCGCACGTTGAAATTCTTCTTCATATACAGACTTGAGAAGCTGGGTTCTATCTAACGCCCGTTTCATAGACAGGTAATAAGCTAGTCCAGCCACCATGCAAGGATAGAAACGAAAAGGCAAATCAGTAGTATTAGTAAGAGTATCAGCATCTTCGATTCGTTGCACATAATAATAAATCAATTGATCCGTAGAGTTCTCTGGCGTAGGCCATATATTCATAACAGGTGTAATCTGCCTGTCAAAATAAACTTGGCTTGAACGACCCTCGGTAGATTTTGCAGGTAAAGTAAGATACTCCCCTCGGCTTATCTTTTGAACCTCAAAATCTGTGCCGTCACGTCTCAAAACAATCTCTAAGAGATCTACCACATCAGATGTCAATGTTTCCTGAGACTGACCCTTTGTTAAAGTAATTGTGTTTTGTTTTACGGTCCACAAGTTTAAGCCGCGATTTGCCCAGTCTGCAAACATAAGATTCAGAGACCTACGAGCAGTCTTAGCATCGTAACCCGTGCGAACCTCAACACCACATCTCTCGTATGCTTCTTCGATTATGTCTGCTACATCGAGCTCAAAGTCTCTTGATCCTGAAGTTGCCATGGCTTAACTCATATGTGGTTTCTGGTTAGTCTTTACCGTAACCGCGCCACCGTTTTTATATCCCATACGAGCAGCAACTTCTGGCGCTTTTTCTTTTAACGCTCTAAGTCCTTTTCCTTTAGAACCTTCAGGTATCGGTTTCTTCTTTTCCATCGTCATCCTCCTGATTATAAAGATTATCAAACACTCTATTTACATCCAGTGTATAGTCTAAATCACTTTTTGAATAGTGTATATGTTGAGAGGGTCTAAAGTCTGGAGCCCCTTCACCCATTGCAAACCAAGCTGGATGCGTCACACGCACTCTGTTATTTGGTAGCGCAACAATATTACCCGTCCACTCTCCAGCATCTAACAACTGCAAAACATGGCTTTGTTTATGTTGCGCTGGATCGTCGGCAATTTCACTATTAGTATAGTCCACCGTAAATAAATACTTGGCAGGAAACATCTCACCATTTATTTTAGCTAACCAAGGACAGGGCGTGGCTCTGTCCATAACATAAACGGAGTGATCATGAGAAGAACAATCCCAAGGCTGGGCATCATGCGTTGCCATAGGTTCAGGCCATTCTTCTAGCGGTATATCAGCCACCAAAGCCGTTATAGGCATTCTTGCCCACATCGCACCACCGTGGACGGTATCCTCTTCTTGGTCTTCAGCTTCACACCCCGTAAAGATTACCTGAAAACTTAACGATCTATTTGGCATGCTTGTTACAGCAATAACCATAGCATGAAGAAACTCGCCGTGATATTTCTCATGGTTGTGGGTGTACTCACGACGAACCCATGCCTTAAAATAAGGTATGTTACTTTGTAAATAAGGCATTTGGTTTAGAAGATTCCTTTGAATCCTGAGCCTGAAACCTGTGCTCCACCAACTTTACCGCCTTTAGCCATACCTTTGGTCTTAACTTTTCCACCGTTTTTCATACCTTTAGGCATAACTTTGCCGCCAGCTTTCATACCTTTTGGCTTTACTTTGCCGCCAGCTTTCATACCTTTTGGCTTTACTTTGCCACCAGCTTTCATACCTTTTGGCTTTACTTTGCCACCAGCGCGATAACCTTTTTTCTTCATTGCCATGTCAGTTCTCCTTTAGAACACTCTTACTAATCCACCATTTGCTTTTTTATTCTTCCAACTAATACGTTTGGAAGACTTCTTTTTTTTCGCAGCAGAAGTACACTGCGCCATCGTAGGTCTACAAGCGGGATAGCCTTTACGCTTTTCTCCCTTTTGACGACCACAGGGTTTTCCTGTCTTACAGTCAACCCAACCCTTACCGTCGTTTTTTCCAAACCATTCTCGAAGGGAATTCTTTGCCATCAGTAAACCTTCGTCACTTTGCGCTTTGGTTCCTGCACTACTCCACAACCAGAAGCAATAAAACCTCCGCCATTAAGTTTTACTCTTGGAGGGCGTTTTGGATTATCTATTGAAGAAATAATACCGCCCTCTGCTTTCTTAGTAGAGTTTCCCCAGTTCTTTGCCCCTACTTTTCGACACTTTGAGAGTGCCCCCGAGGCGTAGGCGCTGGGCCACACCTTGTAACGGCTTTTTACCTTGTGATAACATGCGTCTTTTTTTGATTTCTTCTTTGCCATTAGTTTGTCTCCGAGGTGACTTGGATACTTGGAATGATGTTTGTCCACGACTTATCAAGGCTTAATTTCCTTTCTGACAGTTCTTCCACCGATTGAACTAGGTGATCAATCTTTACATCCATGACCTCTGTTCGTTTATCCACACTAACAAGGGTAGTAATCATCCAGACAAGTCCCACAGATGAAAGGGATAATCCCGCGCCCCAAAATAAAAGCTGTACGTTTTTATCCATTTAATTCACCACATTTTACAAGACCAATATTTGGCCTTTAACTTATCCAATTTGCCCTTGTCGCAACCATGTCTGGCCCTGAACGACTTTCGCCGTTTAGGGTTTGATTTTTTGATGGTCATGTTTGCATCACCAAATCTAACAATCTTTTCCTTGCCTTTATCGCAAGCTTTTACAACAGACTTCTTACCGCCAGAAATCTGACGTTTCGGCTTGTTGCACTTCATCTTAGACTTGTCGATCTTAGCCATCTAGCTAACCCTATCTAGGTGTCGTCAAGTAATGCACAAACAATACAAGTTGCAGTCGCGGCACTTGATCCATCGTGACCAATTGCATGCACACCCGCAACTGTTGCATTTGGATATCTACCATAGAAAGACTGGTTAGGACTAATTTTAACCGCGTCATCTGTAGTGTTTGCTACAGTCCCTGCATCGAAAACAACATAAATGTCATTGGCTGCATCTGTATTTTTAATATAGATGAACTCAATTTTATCTGTTCCGGCTACTGCTGTAGGCTGCACATTAGCATTCACTGCGGTATAATCGGTATAGTAACCTGCAATCAAATCCGTGCTTGCCGCTGTAACACTGGTTAGTTTGTAGTACCACTTATCGTTCGCATCTTTAGGCGTAACAGTGGTTGTGGCTTCGATAGTTTTGGCTATCTCGTCCGGTAGAATCGTAGTCTTCATGACTACTGTAGCTGCGTCAGCCATGTTTTATCTCCTTTACACTCACCCGAAAAATCCAGTTATCGAAGTGATGTTAGTTAGGGTTACATGGCAATCATCATCAAAGATAATGCCATGATCCGGTATAGATATTTGTGAGTCATCCGAGGTGTTGAACACCATGTCTAACAACGTCGCTCCACCGCTACCGTTTTTGAAAACTACTTGAGGGGACCCACTTGAGGCTGTCTTTACATAGAAAGCCTTTAAACGAGTCCTGCCTGTATGTAAGTCTCCAGTGGCAGTAGCTGTCTTTGTAAATATAGAAGCAGCCATGTGTTACCTCCTCTAGGCGTTATTGATGCCTTGAATATACTCAACCGTGACATGACCTCTGCCTGTCGTACCCGCCGAGAAATCTATAAAGATCGGAAGATCAGCAGTTCCAATGTCTACCCAAGTATCTGCATCTGTAATTGTTCCAGCAGAACCAAGCTTGATTACGTCGGCTGCTGTACCTGCGGCTAACGCAGTAAACAACTCCGTAGAGGTGGCACTTGTACCCATACTAATATTCGCCGCCGCACACGCAGTGGTGATGTAAATACTTATTTCCATGATTTGA